ACCCATTAGCATCATGCGTTCTTCCATCAACATTGTTGCGTAAAGAGGAGATGTTGAAGACAACTGACGAAGGTCTTGGTAACCCAAACCTGAGAAGTTAGCATCAAATGAAACTGCATCAGATAGTGAGTATGAGTTGTAAGGCAATACTAGGTCATCTGCTGAGTAAGCAATCTTTGGACCGCGTTGGTATGCAACTGAACCAAAAGAAGTTGTAGTGCTTTCAGTAATTCCCGGCCATGTGTTTCCAACTCCACCAGTTCCTGTACCTGTGTAACCGTTAATACGCTTTACACGGTGTGAAGTTCCCACACCTTTCTTGCGTGGAATCTTGTTACGGAGAGGTGTTGGGCGTGGTGTAAGCAACTTTGCTGGTGCTTCTAGGTCAAAGGCAGCAAAAGATGTTGATAGTGGAGATGTAAGAGTTAAGTCCTTATTAACATCACCCATTGCCATGCGCTGTGAAGCAAGAGCGTTGTTCAGCCCTGCTAGTGCATCTGGTGTAAGTGACTTGTTTGTTGCAAGACGCTCCATAAGAGCAACTGAGTTGCCACTTGCTTCTGCGAATGTTGATTGACCTGACTTGATTGACATAATCGCTGCTGGGTCTGATACAGCGTTACCTACTGATTTGTTTAGTTCGGAAGTGAAATCGTCCATACGAACTGCGGCATCTTTTGCTGATGCTGCATCGCCGAACAAGTCACTTGCCTTTGGCGCGTTTAGCGACATTAGGTAGTTCCTTTCGTAAAGAGGTTATTTGGTTAGTAGTTCTTTGGCTTTGATTTCAAAATCAGCAGCCATTTCTTTCCAACCTTTTGCAAGGATTGGGTCTGATGTTGCCGCAGCCTTTGCACGATACTCTGCTGCTTTGTTAATGAATTCATTAACTCCACTTGTTACAGGCTTTAATGCAGTGCGCTTTGGTCCACCACTTGCTGCTTTGCTATTTGCCGTTGCTAGTTCTGATTTAAGTTTATTGATTACTTTGCTGTCTGCCTCATTTGCAGATTTCAAAGTATCAATCTCGCTACGAACAGTTTCAATAGCACTCTTTACGGCTTTTTCAATGATAACACTAATTGCGTCATCAGTTAGAGCAGACTTATCTGCTTTCGCAGAATCTTCTTCTTCTTCGTCTCCGTTGTCTGTTACATCATTGCCATCAACATCAATTCGTGGCATTGTGATTGTAGGTGACTTGGGAGTTTCACCAGCAGGAATCATTGTCGCTGTGCTTACATCTGTGCGACCATGTGCATCATTTGGCACATTGCAACCACACTCTAGGCACTTGTCTGTCTTGACTTCTTCAGTTGTCTCTGATTTTTCTTCAACAACCTCAGCAGGAATATCTTGACTTTCTTCTGGCTTTATTTCTTCTATTGCTTCTTCAATAACAGGAAGTTCTTCTTCAACCAGTTCAGGTGCAACTACTTCTTCAACCGCAGGGGCTTCTTCAACAATAGTTGGTTCAACAACTTCTTGGTTCTCAATCATTTCTTCCACTTGAATTACCTCAGTTCCATCTGATTTTGCCAACATTAGTTTGGCATTAGGGTTGGCAGGACGGTCTACTAAACTTACTTCTACAATCTGTCCGTCAATGATGCGACCACCAAGGGCTTTATCATCACGCTGCACTCTTGCACCACGGATACCAATTGAGAAACCTTTAAGAACTCCTGCTTCAACTTTCTTAACAGAAGTTGGGTCAACTACTAATGCTGAAATGTAGTGACCATCTGACTTTGAATCTAATTCTTTTGCAACGCCAGCCGCTATATTGCTGTGCTGCTCACGGATGTTTCCACCTGACTTAAACCACTCTGGCATCGCCTTGCTTAACCAAGTTGCATCGCAGATTTGGTTGTCGCTGTCAATAGCATCATCTGTTGCCTTGCCATAAACAAGAAGTGTTCCGTCTTCCTGCTTTTCTTGCTTGACAATTGCAGCATAGGAAGTTGCAAGAGTTGTATTAGCCATTAGTTTCTCCTTGTTGATTATGCTGAATAGGTAATAACGACTGCGCCTGTTGCTGTTGCTGCGGCTGAAACTGCATAAATTTTATCTCCGCCATTTAGCCACAATTGAAATGAACCGCTTGCAGCAATAGTTCGCCCAATAGTTGCACCAGATGTAGTAATGGTTGCGTCACCAATAAAAATTGCGGCTGAGTGTCCGTTGTAAATTTGCACAGCGCGTGACTGACCAACGCTAGATGGAATAGTTACAATAATTGTAGGTGTTGTTTGTACCGTAGCGTTTGTATGAACTAATGCCATTTATTGTTCTCCTTGGTTGTCAAGTAAATATGATAGTGCTTCATCACCAATTCCGCGAGTATCTACCACATATGGCGATAACGAACAGACGCAATTTGGATGAGCGGGCGGTTCCGTGTCTCCACTTGGAAATGTACCATCAATTGGGATAGGTGATACATCTTCGTTTTCCTGACACTCATCGCAAGGGTCAGCAGTCAGCCACTCTACCAATTCAACACCAGAATCCTGATACATTTCACGGGCTGCAATACTTGCGGCGCGACTCATTTCAGTCTGTGCAATCATCAATGCTCGTTCTGGGTCTCGAAGCATTACATCTATTTCTTTGTATCCCTGACGAACTAAATAAGCGGTTCGTTGCGGTGAAGGTGCGCCAAGCAAGTCGGCTATTGCAGGACTTACAGAGCGTGGCGATAGTCCATTTTGTAACGCATAAGCAAGTTGTGTGCCTATTCTGTCAATTGTAGTTCTTGACATTCCACTAATTGTTACATCACGAGACTCTAGGATGCTACGCAATCCGTTTTTTGGTCTAATGAGTGCAGCCGCGGCACGATTTCCGGGTTTCCAGTCATTCCAATCTATGGCTTGTGCGTTACGCATGGCGGTCATTGTTGGTGCCTTAGTAATTGAAACCCTTGCTATGGATGCTAGTGCAATATCGCTACCAATAACATAAGACGCTGCATAAAGATTAGTTAGTGCTTTTTTTAACTCTGCGGTCTTTGGGTTTATATGTAGGTAAGCCCAAGTGCGAGCCTCTTGCGTTGTAAGTGCAGCCGTGTCGTGAGCAGCAAAAAATTCCTCGGCAATAGCCTGAACATCAACTGAACTGCGTAACGCTTTAGCAATTGCGTCAGCATGCTTAGCGGCTAAGCGAATCTTTGCTGAATACTGTTGCCTTTGTATTCTATTCATTACTACGCCAAATAGCGTTCGGCATACCAACGAGCAGAGTCGTAATCCTTAACAGATACGAACTTATTAAGCACCTCGGAATAAACCTCTGGCACCGCTTGGAAATTAAATGAACGGTCTGGTGACTTTTTAATCCAACGCAGGAATCGCTTAATTTCATCTTGTGCTTTAGCGGCATCAGTAACTTCTTCTGTTGCCTCATCATGTGGCGGTTCAATTGCAGGGTTTAACTCATCTGCCTGTACCTGAGCCGACTCTGTATCCACAAATGAGTCAAATGACTTGACACCATCTTCAGTAATAAAGTAAGCGGTATTACCAAGTGCAACAATTGGCATATCTGCTTCAGGTGAGTCAATTAGTGAGCGACCAGCAAGTGAGCGCATTTCATTAACTGTAATTGCACCATTCTTAACTTCAATGTCATGTGTGCGAGCAATTGCCTCAGAATCTTCTCTGCCACTAGGCATAAACTTAAATTCTAGTTCGCGTGGCATTCCTAGATATATGTAAGAAAGATTTGAAATCATGCGAGCGCACCAGTTAGACAAAGGCATTGAACCAATAACTTCGCCAGACTGCGCTTCCCCTACTTGATGACCTGCGCCACCTAAACCATTTTTAGGAGTAAATCCAATTTCAGAAGGCATAACTCCAAAGTGTCCACAAATAGAATGAACTAGGTAGTCGTCAAGAACATCCTTAAAGCGTTCGCTGTAACCATCAAACTGAATTGGTTCCATGCCTACAGGAAGTAGGCGCACACGCTTGCGTTGTTCTGTCTGTCCCGCCAAGTCATTGTTAAAGATGTTTTCATACGCACGAAGCAAGTCTGGATTATTACCAAAGTTTGCATCTGTCTTCATCATTAGTTCAGGTGTAACGCCATCTGTGTATTCAGCCCGTATCCATTGCTGGCGGCGTAGATAAATATCAGCGACAGGCAAAGCGCGCTCTGTTGGTGAATATCCATAAACTGTTGCTGTGCGGCGATTCTTAATCATGTAAGAAAGTTCGTCTGAGGTAAATTCACCATCGGCTTCTTCGCCTTCTAGTGGTGCAGCAAACTCAGAGCGTGGGAAACCATAAAGAATTTGTTGGTAAGCAGGGTACGGTGACTGTGGTCGCATACCTCGGTCATCAATAAGCGGCTTAATAGTTGAACCATCAAGAATTTGTAATCCCATTAAATCGCCACCAACATTTTTTTGTGGCCATACTGCCCAAGCATCTAGCACAAGAATTTCTTCTAGTGCAATGTTAAGCCAATCAGCAAAAACTAATCCATTAGCCTTATCAGGTTGTTCCCAGAATTGACGCAAGCGAGAAATCTCATCATTAAATTGCTCACGCGCCATGCTCGCAGCACGCACTTGATTTCCGCCAATTTCAGAAATAAGTTTTTCGGCTGCATCCTCAGCAAGAACAATATCCCAATCTAGCGAAGATACTTTTGCTTTTAATACTTCAATGCAGCGACGCAAAATATCAATCTGGTCTGCGGCTGCGCGTAGTGTCTTAAAAGGTACCAATCGTGTTTCAGTAACATTTATGTTTTGTGCTACTTGATATTCAAACTGGCGTGGTGCAGGACGACCAGTTTCTGGATTAGGTGGGTTAATTGCACCCGGAACTATTGGCATTCCCGGAGAAAAAGGAACTGTTGGTGTTATTGGGTTGCGAGGTAATGCAATGCTTTCGTTATAGGTTGTGTTGTTATTTGTTGCGCGTTGTTGCATTTGCTCGCTAGTCATTGATACAGCACCTACTGGCAAATTTGGAGACTTGGCAATTTGTTCTACTACCTTTTTTGCAAGATTATCTAATAAGCCCATTATATCTCCTAGTCGCTCTCGTTATTCAGCGTTATTGGGAATAGTATCAGGTGTTTCAATTACGATAGGTGCAGCAAACTTGCCTGTTGTTTCGTCGTAAATCCAACCAATACCAGCAGGGTTTTCAGGTGTGTATTCAATAAGAACCACGCCTAGTTCTGCTTCGCATTGCTCTTTGTTGTCTGCCACAATGACAGTTGAAACTGTATTGCCACCCATTACTGCGTATGTTGCCATTGTTTTCTCCTTAGTAGTAAAGATAAATTACGCCGTTGCCGCCTGTACCACCTGTGCCTCCTGGAGCACCACCGCCACCACCAGCACCACCGTCACCACCATTGCCTCCATTTAAGCCAGAAGCATTTGAACCAGCAGCAATAAATCCACCACCACCACCTCCTGCTGCAAAAGCACCGCCAGCAGTTCCACCTGATACATAAGTTCCAGTTGCGGTACTTGCTACCGTAAATTGCGTTGAGGAAACACTTGTAATTGTTTGTTCGCCTAAATTATACGCTGTTGGAGTAATTCCTGAAATTAGTACAATTTGTCCAAGAATATAAGTATTTGCCGCAGTATAAGTAACTGGACCGTTACGAGTAAAAACAATTGTTCCTGTTGCCACACCTGTTGTAGAATTTGCTACTGTAAAAGAAACTCCAGCAACAACTGAAACAACAGTAAATGTTCCGTTATATCCAGTAGGCGTTGCACCTGTAATAACTACAGATGCTCCTACTAAAACAGTTGCCGTGCTTGTATAAGTTACAAAACCAGCCGAAGGTGTAGAAGCAGCAACCGCAGTAATTGAGTTACCAGCAGATGTTCCTGACCCTACTGCATTTGTAATGGTTGCAGTATTTGTTTGAGTTGAACCTGTGCCACCAGCAAAAAAATCACCAGTACCACCTGCGCCACCTGTTGCAGTATTTGCATTATAGGAAACAAATGCTCCACCGCCTCCGCAAATTAATCCTCTTCCACCAGCACCACCAGAACCAACTGATGTAGTTCCGTTACCACCTCCACCGCCTGTAGATACTCCTGCACCACCAGTAACAGCGCTGTTTCCTCCGCCTGATGCATAACTAATACCAGCGTTTGCGGCTCCAGCAGGTGCACCTGTGTATGAAATTGTTGCTGTTTGACTTCCAGCAGTTGCTGTCGTTGCTCCTGCGGCACCACCGCCATTACCAAATGAAACTGCTCCGCCAGCACCACCACCAGCAAATACCATTCCATAAATAGTTGCTCCGCCGCTACTTCCAACAACAGATTGACTTCCGCCAGTACCGCCTGCGCCTACCGTGCAAGTATTGCTTGCAAAAGTCCAACCAGCAGAAAATCCTCCAGCGCCAGCCCCACCACCACCAACTCCAAGCCCGCTTGAACCTCCGCCTCCACCTCCACCGCCAATGCAAACTGCATACACTCGTTGGATATTAGCAGGGATTGTTACTGAACCGCTTGATGTAATTGTTTGTTGCAACTTCAATCCAAGAGGTGTGTCGCTAAATGATGAATTCTGATAAATGTTTACGCTCATAATGTTTCCATTCTAGTAGAAAATGTAAAGTATTCCGTTGCCACCGTAGCCATTTGTGCCGCCACCGCCACCACCAAGACCACCATCAGCACCGCTTGCATTTCCAGCGCAACCACCGCCACCACCGCCATTGCTATAAGTATTAAAACCGCCTACTGCTGCAAATGAACCGCCAGTAGTTACTGCTCCAGTTAAAATGTTTATCCCAGTGCCACCGTCGCCACCTTTGGCGTTTGTAATACCAATACCGCCAACAGCACCGCCGCCACCTCCGCCGATAATTCCACTACCACCGTTGCCAGCAACTATATTGCTAACGCTACCGTTATAGGAACCACCGCCACCGCCTGAGATGCCGTTGCCACCTTTACCTGTAGTTACTGTTCCTGAATTGTAACCACCTCCTCCGCCACCGCCAGCACCTATGTTGCCAGGAACGCCACCACCAGAACCACCTGCACCACCTGGAATAGCGTAATAATTTGTACCACCTGACGAGCCACTGCCACTTCCAGCACTACCGCTTGCACCTGAACCTAATGTTCCTGCAACACTTCCGCCAGTTGCACTTGGGGCTAATGCACCACCGCCAGCAATAATGTGACCGTATCGTGTATAACCACCAGTATTTCCATTGTTAGGATAAACAGGTGGAGCACCACCAGCACCAACTACACAAGATGAATTAGCAAGAGTCCAACCCCAAGCAATACCACCAGCCCCGCCTCCAGGCGAACTAACAAATGATGTACCCGTACTGCCTCCGCCACCAACGCAAATTGCGTACACCCAAGTAATACCAACAGGAATTGTCACCGTTGTTGTTCCAGCGTTGATTGTGTGTCGTAGCGTTAAACCATAAGGCAAAATAAAAGATGTTTGTTGATTAGGTGTGACTGTATTAGAAGATTGCTGCCAAGAAGATACTTGCGTACCTGCTTTTGTTTTGCGAAATATGTTTGACAATTTATCTCCTAGTAAAAAATGTAAAGTATTCCATCACCAGCCGCTGCTGCTGGAGTATAACCAGCACCACCGCCACCACCGCCACCAAGACCGCCATTACCGCCAGTGAAAGAAACTCCGTCAAGTCCCTTAGTTACACAACCTGCACCGCCACCTGGTGCAGTACGGTCGCCTCCGATTGCTTGACCAGTACCACCAAGTATAACTTCGCCTGTAAGGATATTTATACCATTTCCACCATTACCACCTGTACCACCAGGAATAGCAACGCCACCACCGCCGCCGCCACCAATAACACCACTTCCACCGTTTGCACCATTGACATTAGCAGTGTTTGTAAATCCACCCCCGCCGCCTGAAATACCATTACCGCCTCTTGTTGGAGTAGCACCAGCGCCACCACCACCACCACCTGCACCTAAATTTCCACCAGCGGCACCACCAGGTATGCCCCAATAATTAGTTGAACCACTACCATTGGTGCCGCCACCACCGCCTAAAACTCCAGAAGCATTGTTACCATTACCGCCATTTCCAGCAATAATTTGACCATAGCGAGTGTAAGTATCTTGTTTACCAATAATGCAAGTTGAACTTGCTAATGTCCAGCCCCAAGATAATCCACCACCGCCACCTCCGCCATTTTGTCCACTACC